TATATTTAAGACTTAATTTGTCACATTCGTTTGTAATATCCAAACTTTTTTCAATCTTTCGCTGTAGTTCGCTTTCTGAATAGCATCTAAGTTTGGATTGATTTGTGGCTTTTGCGGGCATGGCTGAACCGTTGGTATTGGAGTTGTTGTGGCACAGCTTGTCAGCGTCAATACTGATAACATCACGCAGATTATCCATGTCAATCTTGTCTTGTTCATGCTGTTTCTCCAATTCATCAATATAGTTTAGATATTCTGAAACAATTTTATTCTGCTTATCAGTCAAATTTCTTTCTGTTTCAATAATTTTCTGATAATTTTTTTCACTTTCGACACGCAGAACTTCGTCATATTTTTTTGTGGCTGTTTCATATCCCGAACGGTAATAGTGAACTCCGACAAAAAAATATGATGCAATAAAAATTATTCCTGTTGCACCGATGCAGACTAATTTGAATTTATCAAACATTTTTATTTTCTGATTTTTTATTTTTACTTTGGAGCATTTCCCAATCATCAGATTGCATCATAGCACAGAAGAACCGATATTTTTCAGAAGTTTCTTCAAAGTCTAGTTCTTCTGTTCCCTGGTAAAAATATTTTTTTGATAGTTCAAAATCTTTTTTTATTACGCAGATTTTCCATGCAAAAAAATTTTTATTTACAAAAAAATATTCTCCATCTGGTAATTCTGCTACTTTGGAATACAAATCAAAAATTCTCATAAATTATTTTCTCCACATAGAAAACAGCAGATACAGTTCTATGGCAATTATAGCACTGCCAATAATGTCAATATATGTATTAATGTCACAAATATTTATCATTTGCCTTTGTTTCGACAGTAATTACAAGTTTCCAAAAATCGCTTGTAGGCTATTTTCTCGCCTTGCTTGCAACCGAGTTTATACATCAATATTTGGAAAAATAGCACAATGCAGATTAGAGCAACAGCATCACACATTTATTCACCCTCTTTGAAATAAAACCAACTATGCAATTTACCGCCTATGTTTTCAGTTATGACTTTGTAAATTTCACGGTCTGAATACCTTGCAACCATTTTATCCCAAGCCTCTTTGCTCATTTCACTTCTGACAAGTTTCTTCATGAATTCGTCACCTTGAAAATCGGTTTGAATAAAATAAACAACTTCCGGCTGTTGCTTGTACCAATTTTTTAAGGTTATCATTTGCTGTTATTCCCTTTCTCTAATTCCTCAATTCTGCAATCAAACTTTCTAATTCATTAATCCTTACTCTAGCATCATGCCTTTGTGATTTATCTTCTCGGTATGCTTCTTCCGATAATTCACCCTCAGCGAACTTAATAGCCTTGTAATCAGTATCAGCTAAATATTTTTTCAGTTCTACGATTTCAGATTGATACTTCTCAATTAAAATCATACTCTCAGTTTTCTTTGGAGCATAGCCTTTCAAATAAGTCCAACCATTAACTTCACTAACTTCTGTATCTGTAATAGCAACAGTATTATCTTGCCAACCGAGTTGATAAGCCACTGCAGTAATTTCAGTGAATAAACCTAAATGCTTATCATCATACAGTTTGTCGTAATAGTAAGTATTAGGTACTTGTTCAATTTCTTCCATTTTATTTTCTCCTAAATGCAGTTAGATATAAGATAAGGTGATAGAGGGACGAACACCAATAGAAGCAGAAGCAGAGTAGAAGTCAGCATACCCAATGCTACTAACAATAGCAAAATTGCTAGTAGCAGAATGGGAAGAAACATCTTGTAACCAGTAAGTCTGTCTTGTGTTCACAAATTGAGGTGCGAGCGCAAGCAGTGAAAATTGCTGTTTTTGTGTCGCAACATCAAAACCTTTTAATGCTGAACCCCAAACACGTGTTCCATAAATTTGAACTTCGTTAGGCAACTCAACACCGTCACTGTCATACCACGCCCAGTTGTTGGGACCTGAAGTGTCAACACTATTTGCTAAAAGAATTCTATGATTTGCTAAATGCGAACCAAAAGCGTTTTGAGCAATCGTTCTAGCGTTATTAAGATTTTGCGTTCTCATCAAAGAACCATAATAAGCACCAGCTGTGGTATTCGTTTCATTCATTTGAGCGTTATATAAAACAGTATCTGGCATTACGATTATATTGCCCTTGCCAAAATTAGTATCACCAACATTAAAATAATAATCAATCGCAACTATACGCCAATTAATTCCATTTATGGTCCAATAATCACCGATAAACAAGTCATCATAAGTGCGATTTTTAATCGCAGTATTTTGAGCATCGGTAATGGTCGTTCCGAGATATTTGCATCTCGGATATGAATTGTGGAAAGGAATTGAGTTAGCGCCTAAACTTTCCAATGTTGGTTTATCACTCAAATCGTTATAACTTCCACTTGTAGCGACTGTTGCGAATGATGGTTTATCAGCTACATCATTCCACGAAACACCCGTTATAAATCCTGAATCGTTATTCAAATCAGATGTCTTTGTCGGTACGGAAATATTAACCGTTTTATCTGTACTTGAATTAGCTGTAAATGTGTCAACAGTTGTACCATTCTGCTGAATTGTGAGTGTGCCATCGTTCACATCTGGAACTTCAATATTTATTGTTTCATTGGTTGCCTGATTTGCGCTGAATGTGCCAACAGTATCGCCGTTTTTCTGTATGGTCAGTGTGCCATCTTTTGGCGTTCCACCGCCAAGCAGATTATCCAATTCTTGCCAATTATGATATAAATCAGCGTACCAATCACGGCTAAACTTTTCAGGAACTATAATACCGTTCGGCAAAACTGTACTCGCCATTTTTCAATCTCCTATATTAATAACTCTTTCCGTATGGTGAAGTGCCATACGCTGATACACCATAGCCTTCTCGCATTGGTAAATCATCCGTAAATATGCTACTGTCATACATAGTTAATTCAACAGTGCAGTTCTTTTCAGTAGGTTTGATTTTTTCAACCCAGCACGGAATAATCACAGCAGACACAATTCGTGGCAGTTCAATATCAGAACCATACCACGTTACAGGCAAAGTCGCTCTGAATGATTTTGCGTTTATCCAATCATTGTATCTTATTGACAATAAGTGCGGTTGTCCTTCTTCGTCTGTAATGAAAAATGCTGTAGGTCTATGGGCAACATCACCACTACCGCCATATTGTTCTGCGGTCAATGGTGGATTAATTTCAATTATACCGTTGCTGTAATTTGTGACTCTGCCGGAATAGCCCTCTCTCATTGAAATTGAGTCTTGTATAATGTACTCGTTGCCATAACTCGGCTCATGACTATGGCGCATTTCTGCTGTGAGCATACCACAACTAGGCTCATCAACTACCAAGCCGACAAAGTCCTTGTAGTTACAGTTTAAACTGTCAAATTCAGTAGTTAAAGTGAATTTAATTCTATTCCTTAATATGGAGCGTAATCTTCTAGCACCCATAGCGACTGCTTGTGCTTTTTCAGTCACTCCGAACAACTGCAATTTTTCTTGGTATATAGAAGTCGGGTAGTCAGTAACTTCAATGGTGCTGTACTGACTAGCTGACATATGGACATATACAGTAGCAGTCTTGTAGGTTTCAACGTCAGTGTATTGTACTTCGATTTCTTCTGCATCATCACGTCTTGGAAGTGCCACATCAATCTTCAAATTTGAATAATTCTGCGGTGAAAATATGAAACTGTAATCAGTCGGACCGGATGTAAATGTACCCCATCTACCGCTATCATAATTAACATTCGGATGCTCTCCAATCTGTACAATCTGCAATCCATCTGCTCTTGTAGATAATTCAGAATAGCCAATATGCAGAATGTCAGATAGAACATTCAGCAGTGTGTTATCGCTGTCTAAAGTGCCGTTAAGGTCTAGTCCTCGCACGTTCCAGATTGCGTCCATATCAACAATATTATCAATATGTAGTAAACTTGCAAATTTGGAATGGTCACAGATATACTTCACTGCCGGAGCGAGTGCGCTGGTAGGCTCTAGTACATCAGTTTCAATGTTTGGTAACATTCTAGTGAATAGCGTAGAAATCTGATTGTCGGACAATTCAGATAATGTTTCACTTCCTTTGAACCGCATTAACAGAACAGTTATATCATCATAAGACTGCGGATTTGCAATAACTGATTTGAGTCCGGTCCATTTCACCACATCACTGTAATGTGTCGTATCGTCTGTATGTTCTTCTGTAAGTCTGTAACAGCGGAAATACCAATCGCCTTTTGGCAAGTCAAATTTTTCAGTTACTCCCACTGCATCCATTCCGGTACTTGTGTACTCGCCATTAGAGAATTTCTTAATACCATTGCTTGTTAAAGTAACATCTCTATGTTGCCACTCGAGGTCGCCGGCTCTCTGATATTCAATTCTAACTGTAACATTGTACGGCTCAATATCGCCTTGGTCATTTCTGCGATAAATACCGCCAGGAGCTTGCAAATCCACTTCAATTTCAGATACATCTACCCCAATAGGTGCAGCACGATATGGACCGCTTATTGAATTACTCATATCTTGTGTTGAAAAACCTTGCGTGATATTTTCAACAACAACATTTTTCTGAATTGAGTCTACTGCCCAAAATCCGGTCCAATCCGGGTATAAATTGCCCTCGCTGTCACAGCGATGGAGCATTACTTTGGTTACAGATGGAGCATAGCATGGTATATCTTCCCACTTGCCGCCGATTTTAACTTTTTTGAAGTACTGATCTAGGGCAAATTCTCTGCCCTTGTAGTCCTTTTCTGAAAGCATAATCTCGCTATTATATACTCTGTGGTTTTGGTGCGGGGTAGTAAATAATCGCTTTGCATTATTACTGCTCAAGTCACTCTTGCTATTTACAAGTATCGGTGAATCTAAATCTGCGCTGAAACTGTTCTCACCATATACTGCAACGACTTTATAATACCCGTTATCATCAACTGTGCCTCTATCTTCATTATAGAAGTCCCATATACCTTTTGGAGTAGCAGTCACACGAACGGCAACGCAGTTATGACCGAATCCGTATTCTTGCACTGCTGCAACTTCACCTATGCCGTCAGATACTATGAACTCCCAATCTTTGTCTTGCTCTTCCGGGCTGAACTCCGGATCATATTTAGATGCCCAATTACCACCGGCTCCGGTCGGAACTAGTGAAGCCCCGACTTGCTCATACTCAAAAACAGACATAATATTCTTGCCTATTTTTGGCAATGAGAAACATAGCTTATTTACTCTAATCCACTCGGTACGTAATGACGAACTCTCAGATGTCGAAACTCCGGCAAGTTCCATCAGTATGCCATCGCTTACTCCTAAACCGCTGGACATTATATCAACTGTCTTGCCTTCGAGTTCTTTTCTATGACATTTCACGACTTTAACACGCCCACAATATCCCGCCCAAACTCTAAATTTAGCACCGGTTTTAATGCGGCTGTTCCATAACTTATATGTGCCGTCACCACTGTTAATTTTAAGTTCATAGCATAGTGGAGTGCCTTTATAAGAATACGTTGCAGTCTGCTGATACAGTGAACCATATCTACCGCTATATACAATATCACTCCATACGTTAAAACCGGCATTCATTCCAGACGGAGAGTAACAGTTAATTCTGCAATTATCCGGTATCGTCTGTAAATCCACTGTGCCATCATTTTCATAACCATACGAACTGCTAGTGTTTGCATCCCAATAGCCATCGATGCTGTATTCTGTAATAGGTATCCAACCTCCCGACGACCAATACTCATGGAGGGAGTTATTACCTAGTAGCATATAGTTACTGAGAGGGGTTGATATATACCATGCGTGATCATATTGAGAAAATTCCGATGAATTAAGTTCCCATTCCTCACCGCCCCAACGTCTAGCACTCTCTGCAATAGAGAGCTCGTTAGCTGGAATATCTAGCAGTCTTAATACCGGATCCGGGTTATTGTCAACGTAAAAATCACGCTGAAAAGCATATATGTGATAGTAAGTATGCTGTGGTAAGGGTGATTGTGCGTCAGCTTCCATCATTTCAACTGATTTAAAAGGATAAACAGCGAACTGATGCGGGTGATCAAAGCAGTTTCTATAATTCTTCTGACATCTTATCGTCCAATCGCCCGATATTTGCTCCGGGTAGTGTTCTGTTGTATCTTGGAACGCTGGCAGTACTACCCACTCATTCTCTGCACCGCTGATTTTAACCAAATCACCAACACGGTATTTAGACAAATCGTAGCCTTCTATAAATATTGATTGATACTCTAAATGTGTGTTATTCGTGATGGTTGTTGTCAGTGCGTGAAGTGTATGGCCAGAACTCGTTACTTCTGTTGAATTGTACCAACACTTTGTGATTTCCGGTGCTATGCCATTAATTGATAAATCTGCTGATGGCTCGCATACTTCGCATTGTATGCCCTGTAACACTGATATTGGAGTTGCACCGACATATATATTTGATAAATTGTGCTGAAAATAGCCGATACCTTGACTCAAAATAAGGTCTAAATAGTACTCGTTATCACGATAAAATCCGTGTGCATCCGCTAAATAATCAGGGAATTTTTTAAATAAACCAAATTGTTCAGGGATAACATCACCGAGTTTGATTTTATTTCCCTGAGCGTTCACGTCATAAATTGAGCGTGATTCACCACTTTTATCTGTCCCGGTCTTGCTGTTCAAATTGTGCATCATACGCATGGTATATAAGAACGTTGCGACCATGGCAACAAGCACAAAGGCGAACATTACAACAGCGCCTTCCGGCTCCAGAATAAATTTTATTTCGTGATTTTTTTCTTCAGATAAAAAATATTTTTTCCAATCAGCAAAAGGAACAACAGCACCATCAACAATGACAGTGATAGATTTCTCTGTGAGATGTGGAGTTTGTGCAAGTTCCGAAACTAAATCGTATACGCTGATATTCGATTTAATCTCTGTAAATTCTTCTTCTATGATAAAATCTAAATCATGACGTGGAGCAACTATCACATGTAATTTCATAAAATTTCAAACTCCATAAACTGTAAATTCTTTTAATCGTGCCAATACTCTGTAATACAGCACCATTTTTGTTAATATGCAGAATTTTTTTATTTATCACTATTCCGCAGTGCGCTAAAAAATTATTTTTTGTGTAAAATCCGCATAGATAAATTTTATCACGATTAAGATTTTTTTCTGTGACTTCTGCATATTTTACAATTTTTTTAAAATTTTTTTCACCGTCAGGCGCTTGACTAACATCTGTTATGCTCTGCTCCAATGGCAGAGTAATTTTTAACTCGTTTTTGAAAAATTCCAAAACAAGACCGTAGCAGTCCACATCTGGCAGAGTTCTACCGCCATGTTTATATCGTGCCAACAGATATTTATCTATGTTAATTTGACACATAGATTATTCCCGGTGCGTTTTCTGCCGTATAGCGTTTCTGTGGAAATTCCGTGTTGACTAAATCTGCAAAACTTGCGGTAAAGTTTGCAGCCGAACCGGAGAAATTAACAGAATTTATAACCATCTCTATTTCAAATTCTTTTTGAAGTGTAGTCGGGTGCCATTGTGCAAGTGTGACAAAGTTCAAATTTTTATGGTCGTTTCTCGTAATTCTTGACAGATATTGCAGAATTTCACGGTTTACATCACCGATGGAGAATGTTAAATCTTGAAAAGTATTGTCTGAACGCTCCGGCAGTGCGGCACTGAAACAGCTTGCAGAATAAACTTCACCATCTAAAGTTATATCATTTTGTGACAGTGCATAACGTAAAATTTTATTTTCAACTGAAGAACCTTGCCACGGCTGACCGTTATATTTAAATCCTAAAGTCAAATTGAAAGTCAGTGTTGTAATCGGGAATTTATCGCCGCTCGCCCACAATGCTTTGAGTGTTTGAAGTGCCATGCTGTTATTCCCTCACATCTAAAGTAAATGAAACTTTATACACAAAATTACTGCTGTTCCTAAACTGCAAATCTTTTTTAATTTGGCCGTTTTTAATGCGAACAGTTCTAGTATTGACGCTGTCACTACTGTCTAGTGGCAGATTCATAGTGAACCAATCCGAGCCATAATTCAGATTTTTATAAAAGTTCCAAAAATCAACCCACTGCGCACCTGTAAGCATAAGAACGCATGAAACAGAAAAATCACTAGCATTATATGGCATAGTTCTTTGTCTAGCACTGCCATCGGTGAATGTAGTTCTAATCATTGCCGGCTTATAATCAGCACTATAGGATTCTTGCAGTGGTTGCGGTAATGTTCCAGGATAACTCAATATACTCATTTAATACCCCACTCGTTTTAAACCATAGGTAGATTCTAACACACTAGCAGTATCACCGCCCGACCGGATATTTGCCACAAATATATCAATCATCTGCTGGTCGTCACGTTCTGACTGCTGAACAGTTCCGGCTTTTTCTCTATCTTCTATCAGATTAACTGTGATGCTGTTCTGTCGTAGCATATCCGCAGTGTCTTTTCTGCCGGTTACTGTTGCCGGACCCTTTATAAGTTCCGGTCCGATTTCGCCAACAAGACCAACAGCACCACTTGGAATATAGCCGCCTTTGTCGTATGCACCTGAATAGTTTATAGATTTAATTTGTGCAACGAGAGATAAACCTTGTGCCAGAACTTGCGCCCATGCAATCAAATTCGCCGGATATGGAGCCGCCATCGCATTTGCAGCACCTTGATATATTGACAGTATGGAACTTGCAACCGCAAAACTTTTTTGCAGTGCGAAAAGTGTTCGATACATACCGCTATTTTTTTCAAATCCTTGCGCTATGTTTCCGATGTAACCACCAATGGCACTGCTTGCCTGTGCATATACTCCGGTAATCTGTGTTGCGGTCAATTTTGACTTTTGAAAATTTCCGGTTAAAACATTATCCCAAGTCAAACCGTACTTTTGAAGTTTGTCTGTAAAAGCATCGAGTGGTGTTGACTCGCTCCAATCTCTCTCAGTTTCACGCAGTCTATCAATCTGTTCTTTTCTTTTTTCTGCTTCACGCTCATA